GCGACCATTACGGCCACGTCGTCGTAGGGCAACATCACGTCGCCTTTCGCGTGAGCACCTTTCGTGCGGTCGCCAATCGAGACGTACACCGAATCGTCCTTGCGCATGCGGCCGACTGCCTCCCCCGGCGTCGCCTTCTCCAGCAACGCCAAGCAAGCCTCCAGCGCACCAGCCGGGGGCGCGGTCATGGGGTGGCTCCCTTAGCTGGGTGATCCAGCACGAAGCAGGCGATATGCCGGCCGGTGCCCTTGCCGATGGATCCATCCTCGGTGGCGAGCCAGCGCACGTCGCCCAGGTTCCGCACCTTTCCCTCGTCGCCGACGATCGCTTTGAGCAGCATCAGCACCCATTTGTCCACGGGGTAGACGAGCACGACAGTTTTTCCCTGCTGCCATTGCTCGATGCACTTCCGCACCCAAGCGGTCGGCCCCTTCTTCTTGGGCTTCTTGTCGTTCGGGCCTTGGTGCAGGATCGAACCGAACGGTGGATTCACGTAGCTCGACTGACCCCACTCGCAGGTCAGCCCATCGAAGCCTTCCGGCTTGGGGAAGGGGCAGGGGTCGAAGTCGAAATGAAACTCGGCGTCGAGTTGCGCGTACAGGTCGGGCGGCGTCAGCCAGTAGTGCTTTCCGTCCGACCCGTTGCCGGCGTGGAATTTGTTGTCCTCGGGCAATAGCCGAGATTGGTGTACTCGCATATCCACCACACACCTCCATTCGTTCGCCCTTGGGCGGTTAGGCTGCTCGTCCCTGCTCGGGGCATAGCGGCTCGTTATGCTTGTGCCATTCCGCGTGGTGCTTCGTGCATAGCCAGCGCACGTCCAGCGGCTTGCCATAGTCACAGTGGTGTGCCTGGGCTTTGGCAAGCCCACACACCTCGCATGGCTGCCGCAGCATCTGGCCTGTTCGCACGGCTTCACGGACAGCGAGCCTCGCAGCAACTTTTATCGGATTCCGCCGCTCGTAATCACGCATGATCTGCATGGCCTTCGCCCTTCTATCCGGCGCATTGCGATACGCCTTATTTCGCTCCGCCACACTTGGGTCTGCCCTGCGCGCCTGTGCTTTCATTCGTATCTGCACTGCGTTGGCGTCGTAATAGGCGCGGCTGTCTGCCTTCCGGCACTCGCGACATTTATTGAGCCGGCCATCCTTCATCCGCGAGTTTGGATTGAAGGCCGATAGCGGCTTCTCGATGCGGCATCGCTGGCAAATCTTCTTCATCAGAAGGGGATCGAATCCGAGTCATCAAAAGCCGGAACCTGCGCTTGCTGTCTCGGCGCCTGGCGCTCTTCCTTCGGCTTGAGTTGCAGGCTGAAGAACTTGCCCTTCTGGCCGTCCTTCACCCATGCGCTCACCCAGTACTCGACGCCCTCGACATTGATGCTGCCGCCGTAAGGGGGGAAGTTCTCGGACTTGCCTTCCATGTCGTTCTTGAAGATGGCCCCACGGTTTGTGTTGTCGTAGCTCATGCTGCTTTTGCCTCTTTGTTGGTGAATTGGTCTTTGAACTTCTTGGACTGGTTGCGGATGTTCGATGGCAGGCGCGTCCAAAGCGCCAGAATCTCCTCGTTGGTCAGGTTCAGATCGCGGTAGATCAGCGCGGCGGCAACCTCGGCCCCGCCGTCGGCATAACCCTCCTTGACCTTTGCGGCCTGAGCTTCGATGAACTCCCTCATCTCGTCGTCAAGTGACTCCCACACGCCATCCGTTGGCGTGAGCTTGGAGATACGCTCGGGTTCAGTGGCGTCCGGCTTTTCCTCAGGCGCGTAGCCGGTTTCCAGCGGCATCTTTGCCCACAGTTCGTAGGCCAGCCCGAAGGTGAAGGCGGCGGCCATGCAGACGCCTCGGCGATGCGTGTCGGTCACGTCGCGCGCCGTAATCTTTTCCAGAGGAATTGAATTATTTCTGGCGTCCATGATCGCCTGCGGAACCTCCGGCGTTACCGTGCCGTCCAGGTGCCGGAAGCGGATCAGCAGGTATGCGCCAGCCGGCGCGCGGTGCAGCATTCCGCCGTCATGGTTGCGGACAAGCTCCGGCATCCACCCCGGCGCCTTCTCGCGCAATACCTGCACCGTGCGCGACCAGTTGATATAGCTGGCCTTGAAGCTGCCACTGCCGCTGATTGTCTCGACAAGATCGGCGGTTGCCGCGCCTGCCAAGTTCGGGATCTCTGCCATCTCAAAACTCCTCGCTTGAATCATCGGCCCGCCAGCCTTGCGGCAAGTCGGGTTCATCAGGGCTTGTCACGTCCGGGAAGTCGTCATCCATCGTGAAAACTCCTGCCAGCCTTTCGCTGGCGTGTGGTGTAGGTTTGGCAGCCCGCCGATCTGGGGAGGATTCAGGCCCGAGGGGAGCGGGCTGGCGGGCTGCCGTGGAAGGGTGGAGGCGGCCGGTGCTGATCTCCGGCTTGGCTGGCGAGACGTCTCCGTCAGCCCGCGTGCGGTGCCTTACTGCGCATCAGCCTGCGCATTCGCCTCCGTAGTCAGTGATGCGCAGCCGAAATCCGGCGCGCGGTGTCGTGGTTGCGGTAAAGCTGCACCGCTCCGGCGTAGTCGTATCGCTTGCAGCGCGGGTCCGGCTCGGGCAGCGGCTTCGGCGGGAACAGGAGGGCGAGGAGGCGTTTCACGCGGCCTCCGGCTCGTCGCCACCAGTGCGCGGCGTCGCGTTCCGGTCGCGGTTCTCCTGCCACCTGCGGATATGCGCCACGGTCGCGCGGTCGCCAGCGGTCACTTCGTTGAAGTCGATGACGCCGCTGCTGCGCTCCTGGTCGGGGTTGCCAAGGTCGGGCGTGTCGTACGGCATGGGTTCCTCCGGTTTCGGGATCTTCGCCAGCGATGCGGCAAAAATGCGGTTGATTTCGGTGTCGGGCGTCATGGCTGCGTGGCCTTGGCGTGCGCTGCGCGAAGCATGTTGATCGCGCGCCCGAAGCCTTCCATGTCGTTGATCACGCCCCGCTCGGCGACCCCAAGCAAAACTTCGGTTGCTTCGTAGTAGTCCGGCGCGGCGGCGATCAGGTTGGCGTTGGCTTCGTCTGTCTCGTCGTATCCCTCCCCATCGCCATCGAAGCTGGCGAGAACCCGCATGGACGGCATTCCAGCTTGCACGTTGAGGCGTTCGGCGTTGTACTTGCTCGGACCACAATTCCACGGCCCCGGCGTATGCGCGCTCACGACACCCACCTCACATGCTCCGCAATCCACGGACCGAACACGGCGGCCAGCAGTAGCGCCAGCAGGCATAGGTAGCTCGCGACCATCGGCACGAAGCCGGTAATCCACGCGCCACGCGAGCGGCGCTTCGGGATGAAAGCAGCCATCACGCAGCCCTCCGGTCGTAGCGGGTGAATCGGCTCACCATCTCGCGGCAGGCTTCGTGCAGCCCGCGCGCCGTGGTGTCGTTGGAATCGGCCAGGGCCTGCGCAATCACCCGCTCGGCAGCATCATCCAGAATGCAGTCGATGACATGCGGCAGGTGTTCCTGCGCCACGTAGGCATCCGCGATGGCCTGCGCATCGTTGCCGATTGTCTCGGTGCGGAAATCGTTTGACTCGCGCAACTGCTGCTCGTACTCGGCCGTGTCGATTTCCACCGGATCGGGCGGCGTCATGCTGTCGTACTGGCGCGCGGCGGCGTCGAAGCCTCGGGGGAGGGCGCTCACGGCTGCGCCTCCCCGTCGCGCGTCCGGCTGCCCGGATCACGGATCAGGCCATCGGCGACCATCTGCGCCCGGATGCGGGCAATCACGGCGTCGAGCGCGTCGAAGTGCGCGTCGATGCGGCGTTCGGTCTCTGCGTGTGCCATTTCCTTCCTCCCGTTCCGGCGGTGGGTGCCGGCTTGGGAGTACCTTAGCAAAGCTAAATCAGCAATGCAACAGCATAGCTAAACATTTTTATGAATAGGGGGAGCCGGCGCGCGGGGTCTCACCGGGTGCGAGGGGGAAATGCGAAAAATGCCGCACAGGAGGGCGGCATGTCGGAAACACTAGATGATCTATTGGGGGACTTCGTGGGGAGGATGCAGACGCTTCGGGAAGCGAAGCGAAGCCCCGAGCCGCTTACGCCTTGCCGGCCTTTTCCAGCATTGCGACTAGTTCATTCAGGAACCCCCTGTCCCGAAACTTCGCCGGAACCCGGCGACGCAGTGCAGCGGCCACGTCCCGCGCTTCGGCTGGTCGATGGCTGACCATCGCGGCCGTGAGCGCCCCCACGGCCAGGTTCAAGGCGTGCACGTCATTCTCTAGGCGGGCTATCGCCAACGAGCTATCCCGCTCGTCTACGGGCTGCCCCTTACGGATGGGGACAACGTTGCCGCCGCTGGACTCACTGACCTCGCGATAGGACGCGCTGATCGCGCGCGGGTCGATGCCCGCAAGCTCGCCGGCCCGCTGCGCTCGCTTTGCCGGGATTGGGCGATGCCCGGACGCCCATTGCGCCACTAGCGAGGAACTGACCCCCATAGCCTCCGAGTAGGCGGCTTGGGACATTCCACAGGATTCCAGCGCGGCCTTGAACGCGCGCGATTCTGGAGTGGGGGTTGGGGCTGGGGTCGTCTTCTTTGGCATGTTAGCAATGCTATTGCAGGCGGTCATGGCGCGCGACTAGCAAAGCTGTTGCATCTAGCATTTAGCAATGCTAAGGTGCCGGCATGGACAGCAAACCTATCGACGCCGCGATTCAGGCGGCCGGCGGCCAGAAGGCCCTCGCCGAATCCATTGGCGTACATCCCTCCCTGATTTCGCAGTGGCGCAGTGGGCACCGGCCCGTATCTGCCGAGCGATGCCGCGCGATTGAAGCCGCGACCGGCGTATCGCGCTACGCGCTTCGCTCCGACGTATTCGGCCCAGCCCCCGACCCGGAGGCCCGCGATGCTGCCTAACGATTCTTGCCCGAATTGCGGCTGGCCTACGGCGCCAAGAATCCAGCCGGACGTCCGTCCTCCTTCGCGTACCCCACGACGTAAGCCACGGCGTGGTGAGGAATCCACAGGGTTTGATCTAACCCGTCTGTCCGTCTGGAGTTCCTCGTACACAGAAGGTACGGCCCCGATTCGTCGATCTCGGAGCAGTCGATGATGGGCAAGTCCTGTGTAGTGGTCCCGTCGTTGACGCCTTCCGCGTATGCGCGGCCGGCGTGCGTGTTCGGATCCAGTATCACCACGTATCGCATTCCCCTTCCCCTTGATTGCGAAGGGCAAGCGTACACCCGGGGCGCCCATCTAGCGGCCCCTCCGAATTTCCCGAGAAACGAGCTTCCCGCGAATCCAGCGGAAGGCGAACACACGCGCACCGATGCGAACGATGACCGACACGTTCGCCGGCGCGGTACGGACTGACTGAATCACGGCATGGGCTGAAAGGTTCATGCCGAACATTTGGCCTTCGGGTCGTTAGTCAATGCGAGTCAAGAGTGATGACGCAGCTTGATCTACTAATTCGCGGCACACCGGTTACCGGCGATATGGCCGACGTGGCCCGGCAACAGTCGTGGGCCTCGGTGCTGACCTATTGCGCCAGCAAGTCCGGCAAGCAGGACAAGTCCATCGCGGCCGATATCGGTATGCAGGACGCCGTGTGGAGCCGGTGCAAGTCGGGGCAGAACAGTCCAAGCGGCGAACAGCTTGTGCGGCTGATGCACGCGTGCGGGAACGCTGCGCCGCTGGTGTGGCTGTTGATTCAGATGGGGTTCGACCCCGCCAGCCTGCGCCCGCTCGAATCCGAAACCGAACGGAAGGTTCGGGAGCTTTCCGACGCGTTGGAAGCCGAGCGCACGCGCAGCCGAATCCTGGCGGAAGCACTGCACGGGAGGGTCGCGTGAACAGCCTCCGCGACGTACTCCGCGCCGCCGCTGATACCGGCGACTGGATCACACCCTACGCCATCTGGCAGGCCCAAGCCTGCTGGTGGGCGCTGGAGATTGACTCGCCGTGAGTAACGCCATACAGGACGCTTGCTGGCCGCTTCAGATGCCGCCCACGCAGAAGGCGGTGCTGATCTCGCTCGCCTGTAACGCGAACGATGCGGGGCACTGCTGGCCGTCCTTGACGACTATCTGCGAGCGCACCTGTTTCGGGCGCACTGCGGTTATCGAGGCGATCAAGTGGCTAGAGGCTCACGGGGTTATCCGGGCTGATCGCAGCGACCGCTACCGCACCACGTACACCGTCACGCCGAGCCAATACCGGGGGCATGAACTAGTCCGCCTCCCGGACCAGTCCGCCTCCCGGACTAGTCCGTCTGGCGGCGCACTAGTCCGTCTCCCGGACGACGAAGTCCGGCAGCCGGACGACGAAGTCCGGCAGACGGACACTAACCGTAAAGAACCATCAAGAACCGTAAGTAAGAGCAACCGTAAGGAGTCGCGCGCGACCGCGCTCCCGTGTCCGGGTGACGTTGACCCGCAGACATGGGCCGACTGGCTGGCGCTTCGCAAGGCGAAGAAAGCCCCCGTCACCGAAACCGTCCTGAAATCCGCCCGCGCCGAGTCGGTGAAGGCGGGCATGCCCCTAACCGACTTCCTGGCCGTGTGGTGCGCCCGTGGCTCGCAGGGCCTGCAGGCCGACTGGCTGAAACCGAATGAGCGGGCGGGGCCGTCGCCGGTCAAGCCGTCCGCGTCCGCCAACTTCCGAGGAAAGACCTATGCAGGAACCCCAATCCATGAACTCCCTCCTGACCTCCGCGCAGCCGCAGAGCGAGCCATGCGAGACGATTGACGCCATTTGCCCGAAACACGGCGGCTACACGGCCACGGTCACGACCTTTCACGTCACCGACCGCCCGACCGTCATCACGTCGCCCTGCCAGAAGTGCGTGGCGGAGCGGCGGGCCGAGGAAGCGGCGAAGAAGCGGGAGCAGGAGGCGGCAGAGCGCCGCTACAAAGTCCGCACGCTGCGGGAGTCGTCGCGCATCCCGGCCCGGTTTGCCGATAGCGCGTTTGCCAACTATTCCGCCAAGGAGCCGGGTCAGAAAATGGCAGCGGGCGTTTGCAAGGCGTTCGCTGATTCCTGGCCCGAGAAGGAAAAGGGCGGCGGCTCGCTGGTGCTGACCGGCTCGCCGGGGACCGGGAAAACGCATCTCGCCTGCGCCATCGGGAACACCGTCATGGACGAATATCTGGCGGACGTTCTGTTTTGCACGATGGCCGTGATGCTCCGGCATATCAAGAACACCTACCGTCGCGATAGCGAGAAAAGCGAACAGCAGGCGATCAACGACCTAGTGCGCCCTGGCCTCCTGATTTTGGACGAGGTTGGCGTGCAGATCGGCAGCGAACACGAAAAGCTGCTGATGTTCGAGGTGCTGAACGCGCGGTATCAGGATCTCTCCCCGACGATCCTGATTAGCAATCTGGACGGTGCCGAGCTGGAGGATTTTCTCGGGCACCGAATCATGGACCGCTACCGCGAGTGCGGATCGGTGCTTGCCTTCGACTGGCAGAGTTATCGGGGGCGGGCATGAGAATCGAGCCATTGCCGCCTATTGCCCAGGTGCGGGCTATGAGGAAAGAACGGTTCCCCGGAACGAAGGCCGGCAGCGCCCGCCGACTGTACGCCGAACGTTGCAACGTGGAGGAAATCGCGTTGGCGCTTGGCTGGCGACCTGACCGAATCCGTCGCGCGTTGAGGCGCCCGGCATGACCACGACCAGGTGCATCGGCCCCGCCATGCGCGAGGCATCCCGCGATCCGTCAAAGACTGCGGACGTGGTGAACAAACAGCCGGAGACGTGCCCGCACGCGGACTGCACGGCTCCGAATTGCAAACAAGCCGTGGCCGATGCGCTGCGTCCGATGTACCGGGCGTGGCGGGATAGGGCGCGGGCTAACGGGCAGGGGGTTGTATGAACACCGAATTGATCGTTGAGGAACCGTTCTTCGCGCCTTCGACGGAGGGGGCGCTGGATCACCTGTTCAACTTGCGCGATGGCGTCAAGGGGCGGATCGAGGCCATCGCGAACTTCATGGACGGCGAGGCTCGCGAGGCGCTGCGCTACTGCATCGAAGGCGCGAAGAACGAGCGGGAGCGGTACGGCCTGGACTTGGACGAATTGCTCGATGTGGATCGGGCTGTTGCGGCATTGGACGCAGACTACTGGAATCGGGCGATGGGCCTGACCGACGTGCGCGAGTGCATGCCGCAGGAACGCCGAACGGATTGGTATGAGCTGATCCAGAAGCACAAGACTCCGCCGTTCATTCCGGAAAACGTAATCCCGACGTTCGAGGATCTTCTGTCGAGCCGGGCCAAGTTTTTCGCTGAGCGGGTAGATGGCGTGTTCCGCGCCCTGAGCCGCAAGCACGTCACGAATCAGCCCGAGGGCTTCGGCAAGCGGATGATCCTGAATTACGTGCTGAGCGACTTCGGACGCAGCGCCAACTACGAAAGGGTCGGATACATCCACGACCTGCGCTGCATCATCGCGAAGTTCATGGGGCGGGATGAGCCGAAGATTGCCGCGAGCGACAAAGCCGTCGAGCTGGCGGCCGAGAATGCGGGGCAATGGACCACGATTGACGGCGGCGCGCTGCGGTTGCGCGTGTACCTGGGCGTCCGTACCGGGCACCTTGAGGTGCATCCGGATATGGCGTGGCGGCTGAATGGTGTGCTGGCGAGCCTGTACCCAAGGGCCATCCCGTCGCAGTTCCGCGAGCCACCCAAGCGCAGCGTCCGCACGTTTGCGCTGATGCAAAAGCCGTTGCCGTTCGCGGTGATCGAGCTGTTGCAGGGAATGCACGGACCGAAGGACAGAGCGCGCCTTGAGCTTGGCTACGGTGCCAACCCCGACAAAGCGCAGCGCCGCCGGCTGGTCGAGGTCTTGACGGCGATTGGCGGCGTCGAGGATGGCGACGGTTGGGAGTTCGGTTACAACCCGCGCGCTGTCATTGATGAGGTCGTGGTAAGCGGCTGCATCCCGGACGCGCAATCGCACCAGTTCTACCCGACGCCCGAGAACATCGCGCGCGAGGCTGTCGAGGCGGCACAGATCGGCCCGACCGACGAGTGCCTAGAGCCGAGCGCGGGGCTTGGCGGAATCGCCGACCTGATGCCGAAGGACCGGACGCGGTGCGTCGAGGTATCCGCCCTGCACTGCGAGGTATTGCGCGCCAAGGGGTTCGAGGTGGTTGAGGCCGACTTCCTGAAATGGAATCCGCTCGGCGTGACGTTCGATCGCGTGGTGATGAACCCTCCCTACAGCGAGGGCCGCTGGCGTGCTCACGTCGAACACGCGGCAAGCCTGACCGCGAAGGGCGGCCGGCTTGTGGCGATCCTGCCTGAGTCCGCGCGCGGCAAGCGGCTACTGCCGGGCTGGGAGGAAAGCTGGGGCGCGGTGCACAAGTTCCCCGGCACGTCGATTTCGGTTTCGGTGCTGACGGCGGTGCGTAATGCCTGACTTCCAAACAACCGAAAGCATCGCCCGCCGGCTGTGCGAGGCAGCGGGCCGCGATTACGACGCGCCGGGGTGCAAAAAGAATCACTGGCGCAGGAAGGCGCGGGAGTTCATCGCACGTGAACGCGGGATTGCGACGGCGGATGCGTTCATGGGCATCTTCGGGTTTCGGAGGGTGAAGTGATGGCCGCCCGCGAAGCATGGCAAGAGATGCTGACAGAGCAGCAGCGCAAGGTGTTCAACGCCGCGTGCGGTGACCTGGCCGAGCAGATCGTCTGGCACGGCAACCGGCTAAGCAAGGATGACTGGCGTCACTTCATCTCGGGCACGGTGCTTGGCTGGCGGATGCTGCCGGGGATCAATCGCGGCGAGGGTGCGCCGGGGTTCGTGATGTTGGGTGGCAGCAGCCTGAACCTGTCGAAAGAGAAATGCAGCGAGGCGCTGGATATCGCCTTCGGCATCGGGGATGCGCCGTGGGAATACGAGCCGACGCAGACCAAGCCCGTGCGCTGGGGTCCGGCCGTGTGCAAGGCGCGGTGGCTGACGGACGAAGCGGCATGAGCTACCGCAACCGCAAACTGCTGGACTGCGCCTACGACTTCCCGTGCATGTTGCAGCTGCCGGGCTGCGAGGGTGGCACGGCAGGCGAGCCGGCGCACGCGAACAGCCATCGGCAGGGTAAGGGCGGCGCGATGAAGGCGCACGACTGTTTCCACGTTCCCGCCTGCCGCAGCTGTCATCGCCAACTGGATCAAGGCCGCGACATGACCCGCGAGGAAAAGCGCGAGGCATGGGAGCGGGCGTTTTGGAATTACCTGCCGGCCTTGTTCGAGGCCGGGAAGCTGGAGGTGAAGTGATGCAGCAAAAGACTGAAATTCTGATCGCGATAGAGAACGGCGCAAGAACGTCTCAGGACCTTGTGGACGTAACCGGGATGGATCGCAAAAAGGTCGCGGCCTACCTGTGCAGGCTGATGACGACCGGCGCATTGAAGCGCAAGCCCCTAGATCGAGAGGGGCTTGGTGGACGCCGGGCCTACTTCTACGAGGTGGCGGCATGAGGCGCTGGACAGACGATCAGCGCGAGGTCATGGCCCGACTGTATCCGGCTGGTGGCGTGGTGGCTGTGCAGCAGGTGCTTGACCGCACGCGCGACGCAATCCATCGGCAGGCGGTGCGGCAGGGGTTGACCTACGTCGGCCCGGAAGCCGTGGAGCGAGAGCGGGCCAGCGACGCCGTGTCGGTTGCGCTGCGCCAGTGGGGGATACCCGGAATGGGTACGTCCGTTCCCGATTTGGGCACGCCTGTTGGGGTGCTTAGCCCGAGCTTGGGGTTGGTGCTGGGGGTGGCGGCGTGATCGTCCTGGCCATCGACCCCGGCCCGGTGCAGTCCGGCGTTGTCCGGTTCGACGGGGAGCGCGCCCTGTTCGCTGGCGTGCTGCCGAATGACGACCTGTTGAAGATCGTGGCCGACGACCGGGGTGACGTGCTGGCGATTGAAAAGATCGTGAGCTACGGGAACGTTGTCGGGAACGAAGTGTTCGATACGTGCCAGTGGGCGGGGCGATTCCAGCAGGCGTGGGCGTGCCCGGACGAGGTGCAGATGGTCAAGCGGTTGCAGGTGAAGAAGGCCCTGCATCTGCCCGGTAGCGCAAACGACAAGGCGGTGCGCGAGGCGCTGCTGCGAATCGTGGGGCCGAAGGGCGTCAAGGCGAACCCCGGCCCGTGCTACGGCGTTTCTTCGCATTCGTGGGCTGCGCTTGGCGTGGCCTACGCGGCATGGCAGTTGGCAGGGGGCTAACGATGAACTACGCGCTGTTCGGAAAGTGGGTGGAAGCTCGGATTGATGAGCTTGTGGAGTTCGGCGTACCACGGGACGAGGCCGAAGCGTTGGCGGCTTACGTTGAGCGCGGCGCGATTGCAGCCGAGGCCAAGGCGCGGGAGGAGCGGCAGTTCCTGCTTGAGTTCGACCGGATCGGATCGGTTGAGCTTGCTCGCCGCAAGGGGCTTAGCCCGCAGGCGGTGTGCCAGAAGCGAACTCGCATCCTGCAAAATTTCAACCCCGCGTTGAACGCACGCTTGAACGCTGCGTAGGAATCTGACGCCATCCAGAAACCGTGAGGCGGTTGAGATGGCAGTCACTATCGAGCACCGGAAGGACGGCGCGTGGAACGTATCGAGCCTGTGCCGCACGAAAGCCGAGGCGTTCGCCAAGGCAGCGAAGATCGAGGAAATCCGGGCAGAGGCGTTCATCCCGGTTGAGCCGGTTGCTGCCGATACGGCAACGACTGTTGCGCATCACGCAACGGACGCCCCGATGCCGCCGCACGACAGCGAGGCGGCGCGCGCGCTGATTGACCGCCACGAATCCGACGACACGCCCGAGGAGTCGCTGAATTTCCAGCGGCCAAATCCACTCGGGGAGGATGCGGAATGAGCTGGTCCGGCAAGCGCATCTTCGTCATTCCGGATACCCAAGTCCGGCCCGGCGTCCCCACGGACCATTTCGACTGGATTGGCGCGATGATCCGGGAGTATGAGCCGGAGTACCTGGTCCATATCGGCGACCACTGGGATATGCCGAGCCTGTCGAGCTATGCGGGCGAGCTTGAGCGCGAGGGCCAGCGGTACGTCGCGGACATCGAAGCGGGCAACGCGGCGCTTGAGCGGCTGCACAAGGCGATGGGCGGGTTCAAACCAAAGCGCAAGATCATCCTGCGCGGCAACCACGAGCAGAGAATCGAGCGGGCGGTGGCGGACAACCCCAAGCTCAAGGGCGCGCTTTCCTATGACCACTTCAACGACCGGGCCTTGGGTTGGGAGGTTGTCGATTACAACGGCGCGCAGCCGGGGATTATCGACATTGAGGGCGTGAAGTTCGCGCACTACTTCGCCAATCCCAACAACGGCGCGGCCATCGGCGGCACGGCGCAAAACAGGCTGCTCAAGATCGGCGAGCCGTTCGTAATGGGGCACGTTCAGGGGCTTGATACAGGGCATCGGCAGTTCGCCACCGGGCGGATCATTCGAGGCATCGTCGCTGGCTCCTGCTACCTGCACGACGAATCCTACAAGGGCAACGCGAACGCGCACTGGCGGGGCGTGATCGTGCTGAATGGGGTCCGTAATGGCGAGTTCGGCCTGATGGACATTCCGCTGACCGACATCTGCCCGAAGTTCGAGGGCACGAGTTTGACCCGCTTCCTGCAACGCAAGCGGCGGAACGCGAAGCAGCGGTATTCGCTGGCGAGGGCGGCGTGAGAGGGCTGCCCGCCGACTTCCGGCTTGCCTACAAAGACGAAATCCGTGCGGGCTATGGCGCGTTCGAGAAGGGGGGCGATTGCCCGCATCTGAAAGGCACGAGCGAGCGTGTGGCGTGGCGGTACGGGTGGGATTGGGCCGACCGTCGAGCAAGCGCGCCTGCATGGAAGCCACGACCGGCCGGCAGGCCAACAGCCGCGGTCCCGGCGATCGGGACTGGTGGTGACGGATCAAACGCCTACGACATTCGGGGGAAGGACATCGAGACTAGACTTGTTGGCGAAATCACGGACACGGTGATTGATGCAGCGCGACTGGCCGATCAAGAGCATCGGAATGGGTTCCCCAACTTCCCGATGTACCGTCTGATCCTCGCCGGAGATCGCTCCTACCTGCCGCTAGTGAGGCAGTGGTGGGTGCTGTTCTCTATCGAATGGTGCAGGCAGAAGATGCGATCCGGGTACAGCGAAGAGCTTGCGGCGATTGCGGCGATGGACACGCTGCAACGGGCGATGGACCCCGTGCACCCGATTCTCGTTGCGGACGAGGTTGCTGGCGACCTTGGTGTGTCACGTAACACATACCTGTTCGCTCGAAAGAACCTTTCTTCGATCCTTGGCGCTGCCGTCAAAGTGTATTGGGAATGGATGGAAATTAGCTATCGCGTCGTCCGCAAGCTGGAAAGAAATGTTTTCTGAACGATCCTGACTCCGGCTGATTACGGGCTTAATCTGAAAGGGTAGGTGGATCAGTTTGCCCGCACAGCTTCCCGGCCAGCTCCACGTTGCGGCCAAGCCATAACCGGCGGGCATCTTCAACGTGCGTCGGGCGGGATCGCTTCAGCGACCGCATAACCCCGGCGCGTTCTATCCCGCTGGGAGGGCGCATCCGCCAGCGTGACGCTTGTGGCGGCGAAGGCCGGAAACGCAGGGGGCGACCCCGGTAGGCCGCGAGGCTGAAGCCGGTGCAAGTCCGGCCCACAAGCAACCCCGCCAGCGGTTAGTTCCGCTGGCCCCGGCCAGCGCGGGACTGATAAACCCGAAGTGCGGCCGGTTTTATTCCTGGCCCGGGTAGCTGCGCTTGACCCGGATGGCAAATAAAAGCGCCTTTGTGCGCCTTTTTGCCAAATAAATCATGCCCGGCGAATTGTGCCGATTGAACCCCGGAGACCTGATGACCACCGTCTGCTTCAAGGATGGCGTTCTGGCGGCGGATAGCTTCGCCACGGACGACGCCACGGCGCTGGAGGTGGTCAAGTGCGCGCGGCTGCCTGCGGGCGAAGTGGCTGGTGGGGCTGGCGAATTGGGCGAAGTGGCGCAGGCGCTTGAGTGGCTGGTGAGGGGCGGCAAGGGCGACGCGCCGGACATTTCGGGGGCGGCCATCTTGTTTACGGTCAAGGGCGTTCCCCATCTGGCCTCTACCAAGTGGCCGGGAGTCCGGTGCAAGGGAGCAGTCGCCATCGGCAGCGGCGCACAGGGCGCGCTGGTGGCAATGAAGTTGGGCCGAAGCGCGGCTGATGCCGTCGCCGCCGTGATCGGGGTAGACCCCAGCACGGGCGGTCAAATTGACGTTCTGGAGGTCGGGAAGCCCGTCCGAAAGGCTCGGAAACAGGGCAAGCCCGCCCGGAAGCTGAAAACGGTCAATTGAGGCGCTGTGAGTGAATGATCGTCTGGACATGGCATACGCGACGGCCGGCAAGGTCACTACCTACGCTGGCGGCGCGGGGTCCGTGCTGGGCGGGCTGTCGGCCAGTGACGTTGGCGTCATCGGCGGCCTGATTGTGGCCGTGCTGGGCTGGGCGACGCAGTTGTATTTCAGCCGCAGGCGCGACAAGCGCGAGCAGGCCGAGCGGGCTGACCGTCGCGCGGTGTATGAGGCGCGGATGGCGGCGATGCAGGCCGAGCGGTCGGAATGAAGGGCAAGATCATCGGCGGCACGATTGCCGGCGTCCTTCTGCTGGCGGCGGCCATCATCGCGCCGTGGGAGGGCTACGAGGCCCGCCCGTATCGCGACGCAGTGGGCGTCCTGACTGTCTGCTACGGCCACACCGGCAACGTGCAGGACAGGGCGTACACGCAGGCGGAGTGCGATGCGCTGCTGCATTCGGACGTGGGGATTGCCTGGCGTGCGGTTGAACGCTGCATCCATGTGCCGATGACGGAATATCAGGCGGCGGCACTGGTGTCGGCTGCCTACAACATCGGCCCATCGGTCGTGTGCGGCTCCACGTTGCAGCGCAAGGCGAATGCCGGCGACTGGCCGGGAGCCTGCGCGCAGTTGGATCGGTGGGTGTACGCCAAGGGCAAGAGGCTTCGCGGGCTGGTGAAGCGGCGCGCGGCGGAACGTCAACTCTGCGAGGGACGGACATGAAAGAGAAGACTGGATTTGTGGGCGCCATCGACGGTTACGGCGGCGGCATTAGTCAAGGCACCGGAGATATCTGATGGGCTACCTGATCGCATTCGCCGCTGGGGCTATCGCTGTGAAGGCGTACCCGCCGCTGGACAAGCTGGCCGCACGGGCGCGGGATTGGCTGTACGGCCTGATCCGCGGCTGACCTTCCCCGCAACCGGACGCTGGTGTATCTGGCGGCCATTGGCGCGTGCCTCGTTGTAGCGGGCTACGCGACATTCGACCAGTGGGCCGGGTGGCTCGCTGGGATCGGTTCGCTGCTGGCCTGACACGTATGACATTCCGCGCGGCACGTCGCGCAGGTAAGACAAGGGGTTTAAGGCTTCGACCGCGCTATCAGTCGATTGACGACCCCCGCGATTGTCTCGCCCCGCGCAACCCAAGCCGCGAGCTTGGCGGCTGCGGCAGGGGTGAGCATCACGGCGATTTGCTTTCCGCCGGCTTCGGCCCGCGCCTTGCGGCTGCGGGCTTGGCGGGTGGAGTTGTTGGTGGTCACTGGATGGTTGCTTCGATCATGTGGACGCTGTGGCCCTTGGCGGCGATGCCGGGGAGTCGCTCATAGGACCGCTTCACCTTTTCAGCGAGGTCGGGGCGACCGCACCAAGTCACCGATCCTAGTTGGGGGCTGCCGTCAGCGCGGACTTCCAGGACCACATGACTATAAGTGCGCGCCTTGCTGTTGCGGGTGAAGGTGTGGCCGTTGAATGTCGCGGTGTGCTTGTTCATGGCTGACTCCGTTTGGTGACTATGGGTATAGATTACATCGTGACTAGTCACAAGTCAACTACCGTTCGTCGGTAATTTGGTGGGAGTTCTGGAGCAGCACCAGTACCCCGCGACGGCCTTTAGGGCCATGCTGCGAAAGTAAAAGGGGGTCACATGCTCGCCCAACTCTACAAATGGGCCGCCATCGTGTTCGCCGTGCTGGCGGTCGCGGCGGTGGTGACTGCGATCCTGTTTCACTCCGCTGCCCGTGATAGCCGTGTTCGTGCCGATGCCGAGCACGAGAGAGCGAATGTCCTGGCGCAGCAGGTAATCCGGGCCGATCAGATCATCCGCGAGGAACGGGAGCGCGCCGAGCGCATGACGGTCATCGCGGGGCAGTACGAGAGGGACAAGGCGGATGCACAAGCTGGGTATGAGCGCGATCTGGCTGACCTTCGCGCTGGCAATCTCAAGCTGCGCCAGCGGTGGGCGGCCACTGCCACCGATGCAGTGTCCGCAGCCGGCCGAAGTGCCGCCGAGCTTGATGCAGCCGCCGCAGACAGAGAAGCGAGTGCTGCCCGAATTGTACGAGCCGCAAGAGACGCGGACGCTCAAATCCGCGGACTCCAAGCCGTTGTGAAGGCCGACAGAGAGGCGACCCCATGAAGAAGCTGCACTACTGGCTAGCGTTCGTCGCCCCGTGGCCGCTGTTCAAGCTGGCCCGCCCGCTGGATCGGCTGATGGCGCGCTTTCTATTCACGTAAGGCAAGCCGCAGGGCATCAGCCCTAGCCCAAGGATGGGCTATAGCGGCAGGGAAGGAAGATGAGCGGCAAAGGATCAACGCAGCGGCCCTTGGCCGTTGCCCCCGAAACATTCGCGTCCAATTGGGACGCAATCTTCAAGGAGCGAAGTGATGGCGAACGAGAGTGCAGTTCTTCAGGTGACGGGCAGCGAGTCGGACAAGCGACCGACGGCGCAGGTTGCGCTGGTGATCGACCAGATTCCAGACTATGACGCGGCCAAGACGCAGATCCTCCAGCACATCGAAGGCGTGCTGACGTGGGTTGACGCGGAGTAAGTAGTGATAGGCCAAGCCTTCGGGAAGCCTGAATTTTGTAGAGGCCGACAATGGCGACCACGGAGAATCTGACTAAGCGCGGCAGGGGACGGCCGAAGGGTTCAAAGAACAAGGTAAGCGCCGAGGCCAAGGCGGTCATTGCCGAGGCGGCGGAGGGGCTGGGCGGGGCAAAGCGCCTGCTGGAGTGGGCGAAGTCCGACCCGGCAAACGAGAAGGCGTTTTGGGCCACCATCTACCCCAAGCTGCTGCCGTTGACGGTGGCCGGCGACCCGGAGAACCCGCTGGGCATTGCGGTAGTCGAGCGGCGCGTCGTCAAGGCGTGACAACCCTGCGGATCGACACGGCGGCCGTATTCGAGCCGCTGCTTGCGCCGTCGCGCTACAAGGCAGCGCACGGCGGGCGAGGGTCGGGCAAGTCGCACTTCTTCGCCGGCAAGCTGATCGAGGATTCACTGTGCGAGCCGGGCGAGTCGGGTGAGGGCTTGCGTTCGGTCTGCATCCGCGAGGTGCAGAAGGATCTGGCGCAGTCATCCAAGGCGCTAATCGAGGCCAAGCTGCGCGACTTCGGCTTGGGCGAGCCGCAGGGTTTCAAGGTGTTCCGGGACGTGATTCAGACCCCGAGAGACGGGCTGGTCATCTTCAAGGGGATGCAGGACTACACGGCGGAGTCGATCAAGTCGCTGGAAGCGTTCAAGCGTGCGTGGTGGGAGGAGGCGCAGTCGGCTACCGGCCACTCGCTCAGCCTGCTACGCCCAACGATCCGCGCGCCGGGGTCGGAGCTTTGGTTCAGTTGGAACGCGCGGCGAAAGACCGATCCGGTGGATGTGCTGTTCCGTGGCGATGAGACGCCAACGGGCGCGGTGACGGTCCATGCCAATTGGCGGGACAACCCGTGGTTCACGCCGGAGCTTGAACAGGAGCGACTGGACTGCCTGCGAATGCAGCCGGACCAGTACGAGCACATTTGGGAAGGCGGCTATATCACGGTCGCCGAGGGCGCCTACTTCGCCAAGCAGCTTGCCGAGTGCAAGGGGCAGGGCAGGATTGGGGCGCTGGCCGCTGATCCGCTGATGACGTTTCGGGCTTACTGGGACATCGGTGGCACGGGCGCAAAGGCCGACGCCTGCGCCATCTGGATCGCCCAGGTGGTCGGCGAGCAGGTGCGGGTGCTGGACTACTACGAGGCAGTTGGACAGCCCTTGGCGGCCCACGTGGCGTGGCTACGGTCTAGCGGCTACGAGCGCGCCTTGTGTGTCCTGCCGCACGACGGGGCGACCCACGACAAGGTGTACCAGGTCAGTTACGAGAGCGCCTTGCGGGAGGCGGGTTTCGAGGTGCGCGTGGTGCCGAACATGGGCGCTGGCGCTGCGACGGCCCGGATCGAGGCGGTGCGCCGACTGTTCCCGCAGATTTGGTTCGATGCCGGCAAGACGGAAGGCGGACGCGAGGCGCTTGGCTGGTATCACGAGAAGAAAGACGAGGTGCGAGGCGTGGGCCTTGGGCCTGACCACGACTGGTCGAGCCATGCGGCAGATGCCTTCGGGCTGATGGCCGTAGACCACGCCAACAACCGGCCGCAATCGTCGGCCCCCCTGAAATACCCGAGGCTTCGATAAATGGCAGACGGCACGGATCGCCGAAAGAAACTGACGGATGCCGAGATCGAGGCTGCCGCGCGTGAAGCGCTGAGCGGATCGATTGGCGGGCCGGACAGTGACATCGGACAAGCGCGCCTGCGCAACTTGTCGTTCTACAACGCCGAGGCGAAGGGCGAGCTTGCCCCGCCAGAGGTCATGGACCGTAGCGATTTCGTTGCAACGGACGTGGCGGACACGGTAGACGGGATGTTGCCGCAGATCATGCGCATGTTCGTCGGCTCCGGCGATGCGGTGGAGTTCGAGGGGCAGGGGCAGCCGGGGTCGGAGGAAGAGGCCAAGCTCGCCACTGCCTACGTGAATCACCTGTTCTACGTCCGCAACGACGGCATGGCGGTGATCTACGACTGGTTCAAGGACGCGCTGACCCAAAAGGTCGGATACGTCAAGGTGTGGGCCGAGGAAGAGGCCGAGGACAGCAAGCAGAAGTACGAGGGTTCGACCCAAGAGCAGCTGGTCATGCTCATGCAGGAGGGCTGGGAGCTTCGGGAAGAGCCGGAGGTTGATGACGACGGCACGCTGAGCTTCACGGTAGGCAAGGAAAGCCGCCGCAAGTGCGTGCAGGTCCAGGCGGTAGCCCCGGTGTCGATGCGCGTGGACGTGAACGCCCGATGGGACGATCACCCGGCGATGATCGGCGAGGTGTTCTACAAGCGCCGTTTCGAGTGGGAGGAGGAGGGCTACGACCTAGCGGACGTGGCGACCGGCGACCAGCCCAGCGACATGGAAACCGAGGAGATGCTCGGGGAGAACCATGACGTGGCTTCAGCCGTGCCCCACGAGTCCCACGAGCTGGTCAAGGGCGCCGAGATTTACATCAAGCTGGACGCGGACGGCGACGGCATCGCGGAATGGCTGAAGGTCTGCCTGATCGGCGACCGGCTGGCCTACTACGACGACGGCAGCGCGGCGTGGGAGATGGTGGACGATCATCCCTACGTCTGGATTTGCCCGATCCCGCGCCCGCATTCGTTCTTCGGCGACTGCCCGGCCGACCGGGCCATTGAGCCGCAGAAGCTGCGCACGCGCACGGTGCGGGCCATCGAGGACAACATGCTCCTTACGGTCAACTCTCGCACCTACGTCAACACCAGCGCCAACGTCAACATTGACGACGTGCTGGACAGCCGGGCGGGCGGTGTCATTCGGGGCCAAGGGCCGGCGAATACGGCCATCCAGCCGATTGCGCAGCCGAGCTTGGGCGCGCCGGCCTACCAGTTCAACGAATACATCGCCAGCTGGGCCGAGAACCGTACCGGCTTCAACCGCTACAGCGCGGGCACGGACCAAAACGCGCTGAACAAGACGGCGCGGGCCACGGAACTGCTGACGGCCAAGGCCGACATGCGCATGGAGCTGATGGCGCGGTTCTTTGGCGTCGGGATGCGCAAGTTGTTCGCCAAGATGCTGAAGCTGGCGATTCAGCACCAGAACATCACCGAAATGGTGGCGATCAACGGCACCTTCGTGCCGATCAACCCCGGCGAGTTCCGCAACCAGTACCACGTCAAGATCAACGTGGGGCTTGGCAGCGGCTCCAAGGAGCAGCAGTCGCAGCGAATCATGGGGCTGATCCAGATCCTCCAGTTGGGCGCGCAGGCCGGTGTGGTGCGCCCGCAGCATCTGAGCGAGGCGATCCGGCTGTACGTGGAAGCCAACGAGTTCAAGAACCCGGAGCGGTTCGTTGACCCCGAGCCGTCGGGGATGCCGTCCAACCCGCAGGCATTCCAGCAGATGCAGCAGCAGGTCGAGCAGCAGATGGGCCAGATGCAGCAGGAGTTGCAGCGGCTGATGCAGGAGAACATGCAGCTGAAGATGGCGAGCCGCGACAAGGCCGCCGACCAGGCGCTCAAGGCCCGCCAGCAGGACATGGACGCGGCCGAGGCGTCGGCGCGACTTGACCTTGACGCGCAATCGGTGGGGCTGGATGCCGACCGGCTGGCGCTGGACGCCTTCACCCGAGGCATGGAAGGCGCGCAACGCATTGACGATCCGGGAGCCGGCTTGTGAGCTTGGAACAGGACGTAGAGCGAGGCCGCAGGGCCGATGAAGTCCTCAATAACGACGTGTACGCCGAGAGCTACGCGCTGATCGAACAGGAGCTGGTGCGGCTATGGCGGGACTCACGAGACAAAAGCGAGCGCGAGGACATTCACAAGCTGCTTCGGATGCTGGAAAAGGCCCGGAACGTGCTGGAGTCCACGATGCGCAGCGGCAAGCTGGCGGCGGACCAGCTGCGGCAGAAGCAGAGCCTGTTGCAGCGAGTTGGAACGCGGCTCAGCGGCGACTGAAGGCGCTGGAGTCGCCTGACAACCCCGTGTGTATCGTCTACTGGCCCGAGCCGGTGGGTGACGTGTGGGGCGGCGCCTACGGTGGCGCGAAGATTCGGGCCGGAGCACCCAAGGCGGTGACTTCGGACGGCAAGGAACACGCAATCGCGTGAAGGAACGGGCGCATCCCGCGCTCGATACAAGGAAGTAGCAATGGCAGGTGACGCCCAAGGGCAGCCGGCCGAGGGCGCTGTGACGCTTTCGGACCTGGCGGCAGAGATGGATGCCGGTTCCGAAGAGAACGGCGAACAGGTCGAGGACGAGGCTGGCGAGGCCGAGGTTCCCGATAGCGAGGAAGAAGCCGAGGAAGAGTCCGAGGAGGACGAATCCGAAGAGGCCGACGACGACGCCGAAGACGATCAGGAAGAACCCACCGTTGTGCTCAAGCACGACGGCAAGGAAGTGACCCTGAAGCAGTCGGAAGTGGTGGCGCTGGCCCAGCAGGGCTTCGACTACTCCAAAAAGACGATGGCCGTTGCGGAGGAGCGCAAGGCGGTCGAGGCCGAAAAGGCGAAGGCGGCGGAACACCGCGAGCAGTTCGAGCAGGCGTCTACGGAAGCCGTGCACCGACTGGAAGCCTTCACGCAGTTCCTTGAGGCCGATATTGGCGCAGCGCCCGATGTGGCTTTGGCCGCGCAGGATGCCGCGCTCTATCTCGCCAAGAAAGAACAGCACGAACAGAAGAAGGGCAAGTTGCAGCAGGCATACGCGCAGATCAAGCACATTCAGGACGAACAGGCCCGGCAACGGCAAGCCTGGATCGCTGAATCGGCGGCTTCGACCGAGGCGATGCTGAAAGACACCCTGCCGGGCTGGAATGACAAGACGCTCACCGAGCTTGCGGAGTACGCCAAAGAAGTTGGCCTGACCCCGCAGACTGCCGAGCTGGCAATGCTGACGCCGGGATTCTGGCAGATGGCACAGAAGGCCAAGGCCTTCGACGTGCTGCAAGCCGAAAAGGCCAAGCTGAAGCCGAAAAACAAGCTGCCGAAGGTGCACAAGCCCTCCGGCGCAAACCATCCCAACAGGAGCGAGGTCAAGCGAGCGGACGCGGAGAAGCGTTACGGCGCCAAGCCCTCGCTGGACACCCTTTCAGCACTCATCGAATAAGGAAATTCGACAATGCCTGCCAATACCCTGATTACCCCTTCCGTCGTGAAGGTGGCCGAGTCCGTCGAGGACAAGATCTACAACTTCAACCCGTCCGACGCCCCGCTGCTCTCGATGATCGAGCGCACCAGCGTGGCGAACGTCTACCACGAGTGGCAGCGGGACAGCTACAAGACCCCGAATGCCGGCAACGCGGCCATCGAAGGCGCGGACGCCAGCTATTCGGCGCAGACCGAGCCGACCCTGCTCAACAACCGCACGCAGATCTTCCAGGACACCGTATCCGTCTCCAACACCGCCGAGAAGGTCAAGAAGTACGGCCGCGCGTCGGAGCTGGCCCGGCTCAAGACCAAGAAGATGCTGGAGCTGAAGCGCGACATCGAAGCGGCGGCGATTTCGTCCGGCGCGACGGTGACCGGCACTTCTTCGACCGCAGCCAAGCTGCGCGGCCTGTACGGATTCATCACCAACGACCGCCTCGGTGCGGCCGGTTCGCCTGCTTCGCCCGACCCGACGACCAACACCGCGCCGGTTGCCGGCACGCCCGAGCCGTTCGATGAGGACGACCTGAAGCTGGGCCTTCAGACCTGCTACGAGAACGGCGGCGACGGCTCGGTGGTCATGTGTTCGCCGGCCCACAAGATCCGCATCTCGGACTTCACGGGTGGCGTGCAGCGCACCAACGAGGTCGGCAGCAAGCAGGCTGCGGTGCTCAACGCCGCGTTCGACTTCTACCGGGGCGACTTCGGCGTGACCAAGGTGATTCCGAACCGCATCATGGCTGGTTCCGCTGCGGGCCTGAAGTCCACCGTGTACATCATCGACGCGGACAAGCTGGCGCTGGGCCAGCTGCGCGGCTTCGAGTCGGAGCAGATGGCGACCGTGGGCGATGCGAAGAACTATCAGGTGCGCACGGAAGTGACCCTGATTGCCAGGGACGAAAATCCCCTGTACGCGATCCGCGATTGCACGGATAGCGGCGAGTAATCCCAAGGACGGGATCGCCCAAGGAAGGGCATTCAGGGGGCGGCTTCGGTCGCCCCCTTTCTATTTGGAGGAACGATGGGCTACTTCGTAGAGCAATACGACAACGACAAGCTGCTGCTGGCCGCGACTGCGGATAAGCGCGAGGTCGATGCGGTTGCCGAGCATTGCAAGTCCCTGCGTTCCGTAGGGGCCGGGAACGGTAAGGACGACAAGCTCGCCATGTCCGCGCCCGGCTGGGTGGTGAACGATTGGTGCGTGCGCAAGGGCATCCGGTTCGCCGAGTTCATGCGCGACCGGAAGCTGCAAACGCGGTTCCTCAATGATCCGGATAACGCACACTTCCGCGTCTGGACGGGGCGCGTCTGATGGCCGAGTGGACCAACATCTTCGATCTGGGCGAGTGCGCGGTCGAAGTCTACCAATATGGTGATCTTGTCGCGCCCGAGGATTATGAAGGTGTCGGGATTGCCTCTGTAGCCGTCGTGGATGGCGTCGTTACCGTCACTGCGCTTGAGGGGATGGAAATACGAGGTCTGGACTTCCGGGTCACTCCATCCTTCGACACGCAAGAGAGAGATGTTCGGGTTGTCTCCGTGCAGATGGTGTTCAGTGACTCCGGATATATCGCTCTTTACGGCGCAGGCACATGGACAGATGGGAGTGAGAACTGGGAAACAAGTGTTCCGCTGAGCTATGAGGATTACCCGGTCAGCCCATACCTTCCTGATCCCGCCGTGGTCACTCCGGGCGGTCCGTGGGACGCGGCCGGAATCGTTGCTGGGAGTGGCGGGTAATGGCCGACGTACTGACTTTTGTTGTTGAGGTGCTGGTCGATGGACCGACGCCGCCTGATCCGCCGGTCGGCTGCGACTGTAGCTGGATGCCGTACAGCGACTACAACGGCTTCCGCGTGGCGGTGCAACACCTGATTGAAGGTGACGACACCTCGCAGGGCACGTTCTCCACGTCCACGATTGACCTGCTGATCCGGCTTGGCGAGCAGCGCGCTTATCGGCACCTGCGCGCCTCGCCGATGGTGACGCGGGCGACGTTGACCATCACGGACAATGCCGCGCCGCTCCCCGACTGCCTGCTGGAATTGAAGGAGGTCTGGTTCAGCGGCAAGCGCCCGCTGGATATCGTGCCCCTCGAACGACTGCGCAAGCTGGAGGCCGATGGCTTCGGTGGCGGCGTGTCGTCGGTCGCAGCGCAGGACGGCGACTACCTGCGGTTCTGGCCGCCCGCAAGCGGTACGGTCGAAATCAGCTACTACAAGAAGCCGTGCCCGCTGAAGACCGGCACTTGGTCGGAACAGCTGACGTTCGCGCGCTATCCGGAAATCTTCATCTTCGCCGCGCTCGCCGAGTCCGCCCCGTTCGTGGGTCAGGATGCCCGGCTCCCCATGTGGGAGGCGAAGTTCATGGACGCGCTGAGTAACGCGGACCAGGATGAGCGAGTCCGGGTCTATGCGGGCGGCCCCTTGCGGATTCGTGCGCGCTGATGCCCTCGCTTGCTGAACTTCTGCGGCAGAAGAAGCCGCAGGCTACCGGCCTGCCAGCGCTCATGAAGGCGGATCCAAACATGATTGAGCCGGGCAACATCGACCTTGCCGCACGCCCTGTTGTGAGCAATCCAGACGGAACTATTTCCACGGTTCGGTCAATTTCCGCCAATTTCGACGGACAGGAAGTGCTTATCCCGACCGTGAGCGACGACGGCCGGATCATGTCGGAGGCAGAGTCTATTCAGACGTTCCTGCGCACCGGCAAGCACCTTGGCAAGTTCAAGACGCCCGAGGCTGCCACGGCCTACGCGCAACGCCTTCACGAGCAACAGGCGCAAATGTACGGGGCGGGCCGCTAATGCGCTGGCAAGACTTCCCCCTGCCGGACGGGAGCTACAGCGACGACACCCGCCCGTGGTCGCAGCAGGACGTGGTGAATTACCTCCCCACGTTCGCCGAGCTTCCGGGCACGCGCAGCCGCATGAAACTCGAACCCGTGCCGGGGCTGAAGCCTTACGCAGTCGTGGGTGATGGCCCGCACCGTGGCGCACGCGACGTAGAGGGGCGTTCGTTCGTTGTTTCGGGCAACCGGCTTTATCGTGTGACAGCGGCAGGCGTGGCAATCCCCATCGGCACGATTCCGGGGACGGGTTTCGTCTCGATGACCCACAACCAGATCGCAGGCGGCAACGAGCTTGTGATCGGGACGCGGGACAACTCCTACGTCTACAACACCGCAACCGACACGCTGACCGCCACGGGCGTTGGCCTGTCGTCGGTGGACTTCCTTGGGCAGATGATCCTTGGCCTGTCCGCGGATCGCCGGTTCTGGCGCCATAGCGCGCTGGCCGACGCGACGACATACTCCGATTTGGACGTGTATTCGGCTGAGTCCGCGCCGGACCGGTTGGTGGGCGGCATTGTCTCGCAGTCGGAATGGCTGGCGTTCGGCGAGCGCACCATCGAGACGTTCGTCAACGAGCCGACCGAGAACGCGGCATTCCAGCGCATGACGGGCGCGGTTGTCGAAAAGGGCTGCGCCAACGGCAACACGATTCGCCGGCTGGACAACTCGGTTTTCTGGCTCGGCGACGACCTGATCGTGTACCGGATGCAGGGCTACCAGCCCGTTCCGATCTCCACAAAGGCGATGGCCGCCGCGTTCCGCGCCTGCGACCCGGCCAAGGCGTTCGCGTTCACTTACGAGGACCACGGATACGTCATCTACTACCTGACGTTCCAGGACGGCCAGACGTGGGGCTACGACGTGACCAACCAGCGATGGCATCGCCGGGAGTCATTCGGGCTTGACCGCTGGCGGCTGAATACCCTGTTCAAGTCGAACGGCGAGTGGTACGGCGGCGACTACAGCAACGGGAATCTCTACAAGCTCGAATGGGGCTACATGTTCGAGGGCGAAAACGCGGTGCTGCCTCGCCGGCTGCGTTCTGGCGTGATGCACAGCAACGGGAACCGGGTGTTCGTGCACGGCCTGAAGGCGACTATTGACACGGGGCAGTCGGCCGAGCCTGCGACAAGCCCCGGCAAGATCGCCCTGCGCTACTCGAACGACGGCGGCCACAACTGGGCAGATTGGCGGGTCAAGAATCCCGGCGAGACTGGCGATTTCCTGAAGGAGCTTGTCTGGCGCCGCCTCGGCATGTGTCGGCATCGGGTGTGGGAGTTCGAGGACACCAGCCCGTATCCGGGAGCGGTGTTGGCGGCGAGTATGCAGGTCGAATCGCAGTGATTCGGGTCTACGACGACTTCCTGCCGAATCCGCAGGGCGTCCGGACTGAGGCGCTGGCAGCGGACTACATCGACTGGCAGGGCTACGACGGGGAGGTCTACAAGCGCATCTGCATCACCGAAGTGCCGGGCCTGCGGGAGCGAATCGAAGAGGCAATGGGGCCGGTCGAGATGCTGGGCATGGGCTACCGGCTCAACTTCGGCGGGGAGATGCCCAACGCGGCGATTCACTCCGACATGGGCTGGGGCACGCACGCGGCCGTGGTGTACCTGTCCGAAGGCGAGGGCGGGACGGCCTTTTGGCGCCACAAGGCGACCGGCGAGCAGCGCATCGAAGCGGGCAACGTGCCGCTGTTCGAGCGCGTCAAGGACCACTGGAATGATGAAAGCCAGTGGGAACAACACCGAATCGTCCCGATGAAGCTCAACCGGGCGCTGATCTATGAATCGGCGTTGTTCCATTCGCGCTATCCGTTCGCCGCGTTCGGCGACTCGCCGGAAACCGGCCGCCTGATCGCGGTCGCATTCTTCACCCCAAGGTAATCCGATGATCCGACCCGCAACGGAGGCCGATATTCCGGCCATCGTCGCCATGTCTCGCCTGTTCTACGGCACCACGCACTACGCCGACTGGTGCGAGATGGACGATGCGACCGTGGGGGCGCAGGCGCGAACCCTGCTGTCCGATCACGTCATGCTTGTGGCGGAAGTCGATGGCGTGGTGGTGGGGATGGTGGGGCTGTTTGTTGCTCCGTTCCTGTTCAACGCGAACGTTACCGGCGCCTATGAGGTCGTTTGGTACGTGGACCCGTCTGCGCGGGGTGGCCGCATCGCATGGAGCCTGCTCAAGGCGATTGAACCGGCGTGCAAGGCCAAGGGCGCGACCCGTATCCAGATGGTGCACATGCCCAACAGCCCGCCGCAGGCTGCGGCCCTGTACGAACGCTTTGGCTACACGCATTCAGAAACCTCCTATACCAAACAATTGCACTCATGAATCTTAAGCACGGTCTTAGCCACACGAGAACCTATCGGGCGTGGAATGCAATGAAGTGTAGGTGCAAGAATCCGAATACTCCGGTGTGGCATCACTACGGCGGTCGCGGCATTCGATACTCGCAGGCGTGGGAGGACTTCGACAGCTTCTATCGCGACATGGGGGACTGCCCGCCCGGTTTCTCCCTGGATCGCATTGATAACGAGGGCGACTATTCTCCAGACAATTGCCGGTGGGCGTCCAGGGGTGTGCAGGAGGGCAATAAGCGCAAACGTCGCGGGTGCTCTTCCGCTTTTCGCGGGGTCTCATGGAACAAGAAACAAAAAGTGTGGAAAAGCAAAATTACGAATGATGGTCGGGAAACATTTCTCGGCAACTTCAGCAGCGAGGTGGATGCGGCCCTCGCATATAACGGGGCGGCTATCGCCTTGGGGCGCCCACTGAACGACATTGCGAAAGGAATCGTATAAATGGCTGCAATCACTAGCGCCGTCGTGGTAGCGGCGGGATCGGCTTATGCCGCGAACCGGCAAGGCAAGGCGGCCTAGGAGGCTGCCAATGCGCAAGAGAACGCAGCCAATTCGGCCAACGCCGAAGCGCGTCGGCAGTTCGATATCTCGCGCGAAGACAACATGCCATGGCTGCAAGCCGGGCAGGACGCTCTGGGCAGGCAGCAGGCATTCCTTGACGGCGATTGGTCGGGATTCCAGAACAGCCCCGATTACCTGTGGTCACTCAATCAGGGCGTGGCCGGACTGGATAAGTCCGCCGCAGCGCGGGGTGGCCTGTTCGGTGGCGGTCACAGCAAGGATCTGACGCAGTTCGCGCAGGGCAACGCCAACCAGTTCGCAAACAGTTACTGGAACAAGCTGGCGGGGCTTAGTGGCACCGGCCAGCAGGGCGCGCAGTTCCTTGGCGGCCTTGGCTCCAACTTCGCCAACCAGTTCGGAAACAACGCCATGAACGCTGGCAATGCCCGCGCGTCGAGCTATCTGGCGAAGGGCGACACGCAGGCAGGCTATGCCAACGCCATCGGCTCCGGGCTGGGCGCCTACTTCGGTGCTGGAGGCTTCGGTACGGGCGCATCGCAACCGTCCAGCTACGGGGCGTTCACGCCCAACACTGGCGGCAACTACGCGCAGCAGCCCTATATGGGCAATAGCGCATTCGGTCCCTGGGGCCAAGGATGGGGCGCGTAATGGCTGACAGCTTTCTCAATTCGCTGATGGGCGGTTACCGGCTTGGTTCGCAGATCAAGCAGGACCGCAACCAGTCCAAGCTCGCCCAGCTGGCGTCGCAAGCGTACAGCGCGCCGCAGAGTGATCGGCAAGGCATCCTGGCGCAAGCCGTAGGCGTAGACCCCGGCGCAGGCATGGCACTGGGCGAGAGCTTGCAGGGCGTGGACGACCAGCGCACGAAAACGCTGGTGCAGGCCGCGCGCTACCTGACCGCCGCGCCCGAGGCTGCGCGCCCCGGCATCTACCAGCAGATGAAAGGCAGCCTGTCCCAATTTGGGATGCAGCTGCCCGACCAGTACGACGACACCGTGGCGCAGACGGCGCAGGCATTGGTGAACGCCTATGGCGGCGTCGGCCAAAGCGCCCAGCTCCAGACCTTCAACGCCATGACGCAGGGCTTGAACCCGGACGAGGTGGCAAAGGCTCGCCAGATTGCGCTGGGCCTCCAGCCGCGCGCGGTCACTGGCGCTATCAAGTTCGACACGTTCGCGGGGGCTGACGGGCGCCCGCGTCCGCAGCGCAATAACCCGTCCACGGGCGGCATCGAGATCTTCTACGACGAGACGGGGCAGTGGGAGCCGTTGGGGCAGGCGCAAGGGCAGCCGCCGCGTTCCGCGCCGCCGACTCAGTTCACCGGGCCGGATGGCCTGCCGATCCAGATCGAGGAAGGGTTGCCGCCCGCACTACAGGCGAGCATCGCGTCGGATGCCGCGCGCTGGAATGGCATCCCCGACGGCTCAAACGCACAGCTTCCGCCGCAACAGGTTTCCAGCTTCAGCGGCGGGCAGCCACAGCAGGCCGGCGCACTCCCGCCCCGCCTGGACTACCAGAACGGCGGACAGCGCGTTCCGGGGCTTGGCGTCGGGCGCTCGCCCGAGGAACAGGCGGCGTTGACCGAGCAGGCAAAGGCGGGCGTTCAGTTGTCCAACCTGCCAACCGAATTGCAGATGCGCACCGATGCGGCCATCGCGCAGACCACCGGGCAGGAGGCGGCCAAGACGCAGATCGAACGCGAGGCCACCGAACCCCAGCGGCAGGAGAAGGTGCGCCAGGCGCTGCGCAAGTCCGAGAACGTCGTCAAGACCATCGACGACGCTATCAGCCGCGTCGGCCCGACGACCTCCGGGTTCCTTGGCAGCATGTTGGACAGCGTGCCGGGCACGGCGGCCAATGACTTGCGCGTGACGGCCAACACGATCAAGGCCAACCTTGCCTTCGACGCATTGCAGGCGATGCGCGAGGCGTCGCCGACTGGCGGCGCGCTGGGTGCGGTATCCGAACGCGAATTGGCGCTGCTGGAATCGGCAGTCGCCTCCATCGACCAGTCGCAGACCCCGGAGCAGTTGCGGAATGCGCTGACCAAGGTCAAGGAGCACTACACCAATTGGGCGCAGGCGGTGCGGAATGCGGACCAGCAGGCGCGCGGGCGTGTCTCGGGTAGCGCCCCGAGCGAATCGCCCCCAGCGGGTGGCGTCCTGCGCTACAACCCGGCCACCGGAGACTTCGAGTAATGCCCATTCAGGTGCAAGGCCCGGACGGCCAGATGCTTGAGTTTCCGGACGGCACGCCCCGCGAGACGATGAAGGCCGCGATGGCGAAGCGGTACGGTGCGCCGAAGTCGGCCGCTCAGCCACAGCAGCCGGAGCAAGCGGCGGACCCCAGCGAAGGCGGTAGCACTCTGCAATTCGCCACGCCGTGGAAGACCTACGACACCGGCATTCCGCTGAGTCAGGGCGTCACGCGCGGCTTGGCTGGCGTCGGCAAATCCATCGTAGACACTGGCGAGGGATTGGGGCAGTTGGCCGGGCTTGTGTCGCAGGGTGACGTTGACCGGCGCCGCGAGCTTGATGCCCCGCTCATGGCGACTGGAGCGGGGACTGCCGGCAACGTCCTCGGCCAGATCGGCCAGATGGCAATCCCCGTGGGTGGTGGCGCCAAGGCCGCAAGCTACGTCGGTAAGGCAGCGCCATACCTCGGGGCGGCAGCTCGCGCAGCGGGGTTCACCGCAACGCAGCCGATGGCGACGGGCCAGAACCGTGGCGTAGAGGCGGCGAAGTCTGGCGCGTTCGGCGTCGGCGGGCAGGCGCTCGCTACCGGCGTCGGGGCAGTGGCGCGCGGCGCTGCCAGCCATCTTGACGAAGCCGGGGCTGCACTGGCGAACAAGGCTGACGAGTTCGGCCTGCGCCTTGGCGTCCCCGAGATCAGCGAGAACCCGTTTATCCGCACCGTCGCAAGCCAGATGGAGCGCCTGCCATTCAGCGGCGCAACCAAGCGTGCGGCAGCCAACCAAGGGGCGTTCAACCGCCAAGTGGCGCAGACCTTCGGCGCGAAGACCGACAAGATCACGCCGGACGTATTCGCGGCGGCCAGGAACAAGCTTTCCAACGGATTTGAGACGCTGACGGCGCGCAACAACCTTTCTCTGTCTCCGGATCACGTCACGCAACTCAAGTCGGTCATTGACGAGGCCCAACGTCTCGGCGGTGACTCGACGGCCAAGCAGGTTCGCGGCTGGGCAAATGAATTGCTGGGTAAGGTCGATGCGGCCGGCAACATTCCCGGCAAGGCTTACCAGTCATTCGATAGCCGTCTGAGCAAGGTTCTGAAGACCGGCGGTGAGCCTGCGTTCTACCTAGGGCGCCTGCGCGATGTAGTGCAGTCGGCGATGGATGACTCGATTTCCGCGAGCGACCGTGCGGCATGGAGTGCGCTCCGGAAGCAGTGGGCAGCCATGAAGACGGTTGAACCGTTGGTCGCAAAAGCAACATCCGGCGACATTTCCCCGGCTGCGCTCATGGGGCGCGTGACTTCGGATAGCGCGGGGAAGGCTCGCATGGCGACGGGCAGGGCCGGCGCGCTTGGCGACCTCGCAAGGATCGGGCAGCGGTTTATGAAGGCTGCGCCCAACTCCGGCACTGCCGACCGATTGCTGGTCAATGCTGCGGTGGGCGGCGGACTGTATGGCGCGCAGGATCAGGGCTGGATTTCCCCGTCCACGGCAATGCTTGTGGGTGGCGGTCTGCTGGCGAATCGTGCCGGCCTCAGCGCGCTCAATTCGCGGGCGCTGAGTGCGGGTGACAGCCGCACCCTGACCGGCCTTGCCCGCCTGATGCAAACGGCTCCGCGCGCCTTGCCTGCTGCTGCCAATGCGATGGGTGCGCCGATGCCGATCAATATCAGTGGCGGGCGAGTGGCGACGCCAGAGGACATTGCGCGAGACGAGGAAATCGTCAGGCGGTTCCGGGCGCAGACCGGCGGCTAAAGATCGAACGGCTTGCGGGGCGGGTCAACCCATTTCACGTCGCGCAGTAGCAGCCGCCTCAGCCGCCCGTCCGGCATCCTCTTCCAAAGCCATCTGTGCGCAATGCGCCCCGGCGACATAAGTAGCCACCAGATCAGTCCGCCCAACAGCGGAGCGAGAACGGCGGCCCATTGCGTAGAAGTCATACAAGCACCCAACCCGCACCTCGCGGACCCCAAATTTAGCACACTCAGGAGCCGCCAGGATGGCAGCAGCATTTCGACTTTTCTCCGAGCTGGAGACGTTCTACGGGCAGTCCGGGCAGCTGTTGGCCGGGGGCTACCTGAAGTTCTACACCGCCGGCACCACCACCCCAAAGAACGTGTATGGCGAGGAAGCCCTGTCCACCAACAACGGCTCCACGGTGGACCTAGACAGCTCCGGCCGTCCGTCCGTGGACGTATGGGGCAGCGGAAGCTACTTCGTGGAGCTGTACGACGCCGACGACGTGAAGCAGGGCGAGGCGGACGACGTGCAGGTTCCGGGGGGCGAGGCCACGGCACTGCCGGCACTGTCCGCCGGCAAGTTCCTGACCAACGACGGCTCCGTCATGTCGTGGGCCGACATCCGGCAGGTTCCGGACCCGACCGGCAGCGCAAGCAAGGTGTTGGGGACGGACGGGACTTCCCTGACGTGGGTCGCCCTGCCCGAAACACCGGAGGCCGTGGACCCTGAGATCGTCGTTGACGACACGGACAAGACGTTTCAGGCGGGCGTGTCCGACGACACGACCAAGTATTTCGCGCAGTACGGCAGCGACAGCGCTACCGCCACGCTATCCAAGGGGACATCCAAGACCATCACATTCCCGACCGAGTTTGCCGCTACGCCTTGGTTCGTTAGCATCGCGCCAACGATTTCGGCGGCGACTCCTTCGGGCGCGCTGGTGGACTGGAGTATCACGGGCCTATCGTCCACTGGATGCACGGTCAACTTCAACGTGTCCGACGACGACAGCAATTCGGACTGGAAAATCGCCTATTCCATCACCTTTCTGTGGAAGGCCGAAGGCGTCATCACGGTGACCGAGTGACCGGGCCAGTCCCCAACGCCTCCACGCCGATCACGGGCGCGGGCGGGCTGCCCAATCGCGTCTGGTACACGTTCTTTTCGCAACTGCGTAACGGCACGTCAGACCCCGTGGCGCGTGCGCAGATTGCCGAGATCCTGCAACGCCTCGACGCGCTGGAGGACGGGGCGGACGCCGACGGCCTAATCATGGGCCTGGACTCCGTGAAGGTGTACGGCACGCTGGCCGACGGCCTTGTGTCTGTGACGCTTTCCGGCGACGTGGATAAGCCGGGGAACACCTACCTCTACGGCACCGGCCCGGACGGGGTGAAGGGCTGGTATCTGCTGGGCGACGCCTTCGACACCGAGACGCTCGCGAAGGTCATCGACCCGACAACCGGCATCGTCTCCTTCGACCTCGCCGATCTCCCCGACACCGGCATCGGCGCCGCGCTGGTCAAGCTGACCCGCGACGATTACGGGCGCGTGGAGGGGACGGAGGCGGCGGTTCTGGATGACCTGTCGGACGTTGACGCAGCCGCACCTTCAACCGGCGACGCGCTGGTGTTCGATGGCGCGAATTGGGCGCCGGGACAGGTGGCGACCGAACAGCTATTCCAACGCATGACGCCGGAAGCGGATTTCCGCATCACGGCGGACGGCAATCTACGGGTGACGACCTAATGGCACTAAAGCGAATCCAAGACCTAGACGCAGCGGCCACGCTCGACGGCACCGAGATTATCGAGCTGGAGCAGTCTGGCGGCAGCGTGCAATGCACGGCGCAGGACATCGCCAACCTTGCGCCCGGCGGCGGCGGCGGTTCGGGCGATGTTGTCGGCCCGGCATCCTCCGACGACGCCTATCCGGCCTTGTTCGACGGCACCACGGGAAAGTTGCTGAAGCAGGGGTCTGGCGCACTCGGCACGGCCGCATACACGGCTTCCACGGCCTACGCCACGGCCGCACAAGGCGCGCTGGCCGACTCCGCGACGCAACCCGGCGACTTGGCCGCGATTGCCACCACTGGCGACGTGGACGACCTGACCGGGTTCCCCGGCGGGGAGTCGGCGTTTCTTCGTGCAGACGGGGCGTTCGCTGTTCCTGCTGGCGCCGGAGACGTCGCGGGGCCAGCATCCAGCACCGACGGCAACCTCGTCCTGTTCGACGGCACGACGGGCAAGCTGCTGAAGGACGGGAGCGCGCCGGGCGGGATGGCGTTCATTGACGACGCTCCCAGCGACGGCACCGGCTACGTGCGCAAGGATGGCGCGTGGGCTGCGGAGTCGGGCGGCGGCGGCTCCGAAGTTCTCGACGTTTCCGCTCCCTCCAATGCCAGCGGCACGGTTACGCTTGATTTCGCCAACAAGTCCCGCTATGCCGGTCTGATTACCTTGGGCGCGAACGTCACGACGCTGACGTTTTCCAACCTGCCCGGCGCAGGAAAATTTGCCGAGTACGAATTGCATATCACGCAGGACGGCACCGGATCGCGCACGTTCGCCATCCCGGCCTCGCACAAGGCGCTCGGCGGCTCTGATACGGCCATAGCATCTGCAGCCAACGCCGTGACCGTCCTGACCGCATCGACCGTGGACAACGGAACAACCTGGCGCTACGCAATGCAGGATTCGGCGTGATGCTTCGGCGGGCGATGATGGCTGCGAGCAGTGGCGAGGACCCCTATTGGGCCAACGTCGTGTTGCTGGCCCACATGGATGGGCCGGACGGCAGCACGACCTTCACCGACTCCAGCAGCTATAACCGGATCATCTCGCCCGCCGGCAACGTGCAGATTGACACGGCGCAATCCAAGTTCGGCGGCGCGTCGGCGCTGTTCGACGGCGCTGGGGACTCACTGCGGTGCGCGGCGTCTGCGGATTTCCAGATTTTCGACGGAGACTTCACCATAGAGGGGTGGTGGAGGAAGCCGTCGAACACCGGGAATCAATGCCTGCTGGAGATTGGAACGTCAAACGCAAACAGGCTGAACGTATCTGTCACATCGGGCAATATCATTGTTTTTGCGCGCGGAACCGTGCGAGCCACCGCGGCTGCACCAGCCGTGGATACGTGGCACTCATGGTGCCTGGAGTCCGTCGACGGCACCGCGCTGCTGTATGTCAACGGGGTCTCTGTTGGCACCTTCGCGTCCACCAATCTGCCCACGGGGACTCCATTCTGCGACATCGGCCGGTCAATCCTCGGCGGCGGGTCGGACTACACCGGGTGGCAGGATGAAATTCGAATCACAAAGGGCGTTGCCCGCTACGACGGTAATTACACGCCGTCGCCTGCGCCGTTCCCGAACTCGTAAGGGCTACTCAACTCGCGCAAGCCGCGCCGCGCCATCGGACAGCGAGATGCGATAGACCATCCGCCGGCCGGCATGGACTGTCAGAAAACCCTGACCCCACGGCGCGGGGTACCCCGACAGACGCGGCCCGGCCCAGCGGGCAACCTATCCCTGCCAGCAACGCACGACGCTCCACGCGGGATCCACGCCGGACCACGATCTGTCCTCCGGCGCCCAACGGTAGCCATCCAGTCGTGCGGGCGCCGTAGGGATGCGGCGCTGCTGGCAACTATTCGGAGGTCTCCAGGGGTTTGTTCAGCTTCATGGGCCGGGATTGCCCTTCACGGGCGATCCCCGTATCATTCGCGGCCTGATTGCGGGATCGTTATCCGGATGGGCTGGCGCAGATGGTGCGCGTAGCCTGCCCCCGCTACCAGCTTTTCGCGATCGACGGAAAGCCTCCATGGAGGCTTTTTTTGATGACGGAAAGTCGGGCTTGATCGAGGCGCGCTTCAGCCTCGACGCCGAAATCCAGTGGTATCGGACAAGGGGCCCAACGGGCCCCTTGTTGCATCTGGGGCCGGACACCGTACGTCACCCGCAGTCAGGGCCCTTACCGAACAGATGAGCGACAAGGCAAACCGGATCACAGCGCTGTTGGCGCCCACCGTCCAGTCCATGGGACTGGAGCTGCTGGGCGTCGAATACCTGCCGGCCCCCGGGGGCGCGGTGCTGCGCCTGTACATCGACCTGCCGGCCGATGCGGAGGAGGGGCGCCTGGTCGGTATCGGTGACTGCGAGGCGGTCAGCCGCGAAGTTTCGGCACAGCTGGACGTGGAAGACCCCATCAGCGGCAACTACACGCTGGAAGTGTCGTCCCCCGGCGTCGACCGTCCGCTGTTCGCCCCGGAGCAGTTCGCACGCTTCATCGGCGAGCAGGCCAAGGTCGGGCTGAAGCTGCCGCAGGACGGCCGCCGCAGGTTCCAGGGCGTCATCGCGGCGGTCGAGGGTGACCGCATCACCTTCGATGTCGAGGGCGCGGCCATCGAGGTCGGCTTCGACAACATCGACAAGGCGCGCCTGCTGCCCGACTGGGCGGCACTCGGACTGGCGCCGGCACAGGACAAGTCGGGGCGCGACGCGCGTCCGGGCAAGGCAAAGAAGAAAACCACAGGCAATCGAACCAACAAGACGGAGACGGCAGGCCCGTCCCGCGCGGAGTGAGAAACAGATGAGCAAGGAACTGTTGCTGGTCGTGGACGCGGTCGCCAACGAGAAGGGCGTGCCGGAATCCGTGATCCTCGAGGCGATCGAGGCGGCGCTCGCCACCGCGGCCAAGAAGCGCTACCTCGAAGAAGACGTGCTGACGCGCGTCCAGATCGATCCCAAGGACGGCAGCTACCAGACCTTCCGCCGCTGGGAGGTCGTGGCCGACGACGTGGTGATGGAATCTCCCGACCGCCAGATCCGCATGATGGACGTGGTCGACGAGAGCCCGGAGGCCGAGGTCGGCGACTTCATCGAGGAGCAGATCGACAACGTCGATTTCGGCCGTATTGCCGCGCAGGCCGCCAAGCAGGTGATCGTGCAGCGCGTTCGCGAGGCCGAGCGCGCGCAGGTCGTCGATGCGTGGAAGGATCGCGTCGGCGAGCTGGTGACCGGTATCGTCAAGCGCGTCGAGCGCGGCAACGTCTATGTCGACCTGGGCGGCAACGCCGAGGCGTTCATCCCCAAGGACAAGGCGATCCCGCGCGATATCGTGCGCGCCGGCGACCGCATCCGCGGCTACCTGTACGACGTGCGCACCGAGCCGCGCGGCCCGCAGCTGTTCATCAGCCGCGCGGCGCCTGAATTCATGATGGAGCTGTTCAAGCTCGAAGTGCCGGAAGTCGGCCAGGGCCTGGTCGAGATCAAGGCCTGCGCCCGCGATCCGGGCGACCGCGCGAAGATCGCCGTGCTGGCCTACGACAACCGCACCGATCCGATCGGCGCCTGCATCGGCATGCGCGGTTCGCGCGTGCAGGCGGTGAGCAACGAGCTCAACGGCGAGCGCGTGGACATCGTGCTGTGGTCGGACAACCCGGCGCAGTTCGTGATCAACGCGATGGCGCCGGCCGAGGTGCAGTCGATCGTGGTCGACGAGGACAAGCACTCGATGGACCTGGCGGTGGCCGAGGACAAGCTGGCGCAGGCGATCGGCAAGGGCGGCCAGAACGTGCGCCTGGCCAGCCGCCTGTCGGGCTGGCAGCTCAACGTGATGACCCAGGACCAGGTGGCGGCGAAGTCGGAGGCCGAGCAGGCCGCCGCCCGCGCACTGTTCCAGGAGAAGCTGGAGGTCGACGAGGAAATCGCCGGCATCCTCGTCGCGGAAGGCTTCAACACGGTCGAGGAAATCGCCTACGTGCCGGTCGGCGA